CGGCTCCGCTTACGGAATACGTGCCGGAACCAATTGAGAAAATGCGTCCGCGGATAAAATCCATGGCCTTCCCGGATAACGCATACGTGCCGACGTCGCCGTTAAGGTGATACGCATACCCAAGTTTATCGGTGCCTAACAGGAATGTCCCTAATGGGACGCCCCCCGATCCTTCTGCTCCCATCTACCACCTACCCTCACGTAATGGTAAGAATGCTGGCTCCAAAATCTGCCTTGAACGTCTCGCCAGTCAGAACCGTGATAGACGCCCCGTAATCCCACCAGCCAATGAGAGGATCGGTCAGCGTAGTGGGATCGCTGTTATACAGAACTACGTACCGGAAAGGGCCAAATGACCCCCCAGACGCCGTGAAGGTAACATCTACTCCGGTCAGAGTGCCGACACCCGCCGCTTCCGTGTAGTCGTTCTGTATGTCCGCAACAGCGTATCCGTTTTGCTCGGTAATTCCGGCAAGATCGGTTTTGACAACATCAGCATCGGCATCTGGGGTATTGTTTGTCAGATAGATTTTCAAGGTGTCCCCGGCGGCCTGGAGCTTATGCTCTCCCGACCCTAAATGTAACGCGAAATGATTGAACTTATTAAAACTAGCCATCTGTCCGTCCTCCTTGTTATGGTTTATTGGGTTATTACCCTATTAGTGACGCCTCAACAGTCCTTCTCTTTACGAGACCGGGCAATATGCGCCCGCCGCCGCGCACCCATTTTATCAGTTCCCGTTTTGCCCCCTCATAATCGCCTTGGTTAATTTTTCGGCGGAGGGTAGAGCATTGGAGGGCGCCAGGGCCAAGATTATATACAAAGTCGGCGATTGCTCCCCACCTGTTGTCGGAAACAATCAATCCAGGGCAATACTTCACCGCCTGCATGACGCTTTTATTCATCTCCCAGGACAACAGCTCGTCGGCTTTTTCTTTGGTAATGGGTGGGTCTTGCATTGTCACCTTGCGACCACCAGGATAGCGGGTAGAACCGCGTCCGATAGTAGGCACGTTGGCAGGGCAGCGGTACGGCTTTAAAAACAGGCCCTCAAATATGCTGGCTATCCCGGATGCGATATCAAGTGTTAATTTTGCGCTCATTTTACCTTCTCGAACACGCGGGAAAGGAACCAGAAATTGATAATCCCCGCCCAGATGGCCATGTCGTCAGTCGTCCAGCATATCTTAGCCGCATCCGCCCAAACAGCGCCGGCCTTTACTGCTGAGTAAAATATGGCGGTCTTCGCGGCGCAGTAAAGAGCCATGAACCAGTAGGTGATGACAGGGCGGACCGAGCTATTAATGGCCACTATGAGTGCCATGATGACGTCCGCAAATGCATTTCCCGTGGGTTTGAATTCCACGGTCTGGCTCCGGATCGCGGCCATCAGCGCATCTAAGGCCCCCGTGTTGTAGGTCTGCTGCCCTGTTGTTTCGATCTCAGTTATCGTCTGGTTACCCTTTAGCTTCTGGAACTCCAGCGCTTTGTCCTGCATGGCGAGTTCGTGCTTACGGTCATCCTTCGCCGTGAAGAACTTCAGGATCTCCGGGACGCACCGAAAGAATCCTCCGAGAAATCCGCCGAGCAATGTTTCAATCATTTCAGCAACCTCCTCAATAAACTTGCATTCTCCATCATGGTTATCTGCCAGTCAACGCAGTCAAACCAGTAATTGATCCAACTCTGCATGAAGGAGGTTAACAGTTCCCGGTTCATATCTTCTCCTTTTTCTCTTCCCATCTATGGCCGCACTCATTACAGGTATAGATAACTGTCCATCCGCCAAGCCAATGACCCACGTCTCGGATCCCGCAATAAGGACAGATCATCGGTCCGTTGCCCTCCTACGGCATTCATTGTTATTTGTCCGCTCGGCGCAGACTGCGATTTGAACATCAACTTTCCCCTCGATCTTTGCCGTCCGTCCATTAGCAATTCTTAGTTGATCGTATATCTTCGTGAGGTTACTGGTCAGTTCTTCCGACTGCTCCTTGAGTTCCACTTTATGATCAGCGACAGATTCCCTGAGGTTGCCAGCAATCTCCTTGGCAGTTGCCTCAACCTTCATATGGACTTGTTCAGCTCGCGCATCTACTTTGTCCATCCATCGCTTTGTCAGATACCCGGCAACAGAAACTAATCCCGCGTTCCAAACCATGTTCCCGATAACAAACGTTGTTTCCATTCCGTTCCGTCCCGCCCTCCTCTACATTCTTAATGCGCCAACGTTCTGTGTTCATACCAATCAAGCAAAATGTTGTGCGTGTTCGCAGAAGCAGCCGTGTTCGTTATAAGGAAGACGTATTTTGTGTCTGCTTTCAGGATATACTCTTGCGAACCCCTGGAAGACCCGCCGGCTGGCTTCGGACCATCACCCACCCTTAGAGGTTCAGTCCTTAGAATAGTTCCTGTCGCCCATGTAACGTCGCCTGCTATTTGTGCCTCTGTGAGGGTAGTAAAATATCCAGCCGCCGGAATAGTCGCATTATTGAGGCATCCACTTTTTCTCGAAGCATCCCGGAAACGATTATATATTACCCCTGTATGTGTCCCGACATTTGCGGCAATAGTGACGCCTTCGCATATTGAAAAGTTAGCTGCGGTAGATGCTGCAAAACTGACAACTACATGACAGTATTTAGTGTTCGGATCAGCGGGGGCCGTTTTGATAAATAGACCCGATCTATGGGCGTCAGTAGCAGCAGTTGTTACGGTATAATAAGCTGTGTAAGAAGTAGCTTCATGGATCTCGTGATGTTCGCTCGGAATAACGTGCAAACCCCAATTGATAGGATCTATTTCAAGGGGTAAATAAGACTTGGCGAATACGTTATATCCGTATGCAATCTTTCTGAATGCCTCTGTAAATTTGTTGAATATAAGCATGACGGCCTCAATTTAAGGCGGGTGGTCATGGGGACCCACTCCGCTAATAGGGATGGATATTATGCGTCGACCTCTTCCCAGAGGAAGAAGAGCCGACCGTTAATAGCCGCGTCTGCGTATCTTCCGCCGCCGTTTTTTGTAAGCAATATCCCCTCGTCGTCCAAAATGGGTGCCAGGGCAATTCCTGATCTTGTTTTCCCGTGCATTGTCGTATCCTCCTTAATTATCGTAATATTAGTTGGTCTGTTGTAACGCCCACGTTAATCTTAGATCAGGTTCCCATGCTCCCTCATGACACACCAGCACTTCGCCGGTGTCAATGACGTGGAACGTGGCGCCGTCCGGACCTGGGGCCTTGTTGTCAGTTGACAACCCCTGAAACTTTACATCTTCGAACACCGGTTTAACTGCCATGGATTCCTCCTTATGCTCCGATGAAGATCGCCTTGACCGAAGACAGGGCGGAAAGATTGTTAGCGTCGGTGACTTCCAGGGGAACTGTTGAGATTTCCCACGGTCTTCCCCAAACGTACATGCCGGTACCGGTCGTGACGGATTGCCCGGTGATCCTGGTCGTCGAGAACATCAGGTCGAGTTTTGCTTCCCCTGTTCCAGCCGTCCCGGCCAGAGAGATAAGCGCTTCCGACACGGCCCCATTCTCGGGAACCTGCCCACTATAACCCCAGATCAAGAACGGGTAAGTAGGTGTGCAGACATTTGACGACGCGGTAAAGTCCTCTTCCGCTATGAATCTGTCTGCCAGGAATCCCGTGCTTGGCTTCTTAACGTAGGTTACGACACACGATGTTACTGCATCGGCAGCATGGAAAGTCAGGGTCTTTGCTGTGGGACTGATCACGCATTCGCCTTGCGCAACTGTATCGTCCTTGTCATCCATCAGACAGGCGTTATATGAAGTGGTACCGATTGCTTTAATGCACTGGATAGCAAGCGGGAGGTTCGTGAGGGTCGCCACATGCGTTGTCGTTAGTTGGATCTCTTCCTGGACCAGATTGTCCCAGACGTCTTTCCATGCCTGGGTGATGTAGGTAACATAAACCGTGGCCGTGATGTCGTATACGTAAATCGTGTTTACGCTCATATGACTTGTGCCTGACGGTGTAAAGGCAAGGGCGCCGGTTGTGGTCGCCGTGATGTCTTCGGTATAGGTTCCGTCCGCAGTCCTAATGGTCCCCAATTGCCCGCCGAGGCCGATTCTTACCCCTCCGGTCGCGTAATCCGATACGGTGAAGATCGTCCGGTAGGTGTGTCCTGCAACTGCCGCAAAGCTGTCGTGGGCCAGAGTTTCCACTGCCGTGCTTGATGCCTTGTGCGCTGCCGTTCCGGGAAACGCCCAGTTCGCGCCTGCCGTCCAGCCAGTACCTGCGGTGATTGCACCATTGGTGATTTCGTTCAGCCCGGTGTAGGTCGTGATAGTGGATCGCTGTCCCGCTGCGAATACGGCGTCCGGCTTCGCTTCCCCGGATATAAGCGTGGCCCCGGTTGTCGTCATCCTCATCGGCTGCGACAGGTTGGATATGGACATGATGTAGGCCGGGGGATACCTAAGAGTGATCTTACCGTCTGCCGTAGGGGTACATTTCTCCTCGAAGACAATCGGTGGTGCCGGCGCGAAAGCCTTGATCTTCTTGTTTGTCTTATCGAACTGGAATGAGTAACCGTTCTTTGGTTCGATAAGAGCCGCCTCGATGCTGTGGAGGCCAAAGAGTTTGTCATGATCAACGCTATCACCGCCGAAGGCATAGGCGCTGTCGAAAGCAAGATCAGCTACGACAACGGCCTTGTCTCCGAATACGCTGTATGACTTTGAATTTACTGATATAGCCATTGTGTTTATCCTCCTTTCGACAAGCGTTATCGATTAAAAGTAATCTCCAAATGCCTGCCAGTTGCCAATTTCGTCGGCGTCCGTGATGATGGTTACGGCGCTACCGGCAATAGGAAGCGTCTCGTTTACCTTGGGAACATTAGTCCCAACCGCCGATCCGACCGGGCTAAGCAACATAAAATCTACGGAGTGGATACCGGTGTCGATGTCACCACCCGTGCCGCTGCCAGAACTGGCATATGTTCCCCAGGTCCGGACCTTGCTTCCTACGACGTCTCGCCCGGTGATTGTTGATGTAAAAGCCATTGCTCAGGCTCCTTTCTTTTAAAGATCCCCCCAGGCCAGGCCGAAACCTGACCCAGGGGAAACGGTTAAATGTTGTCGCTTAGTAACCAGAAATAGCCAGGTTAATGAGCGAATATTCGGTCGTTGCGTTGACCGACATGCAGGTACCGACGGGATCGAGAATCCCTGTGTTTGCCATCGGGCCGACCGCTCCAGCGGTTGTCAGCGGGTAAACCGGGTCGCCGATTACCAGGGTTCCGGAACCAAGAACAACGCAAGGCCCTTTGACCTGATGCCAGAAATAGTTATAGGCGGTTACGGCGATGATATTAACTCCTGCTGCGGGAGCGACAATCGAGCCGGGAGCGCCGCCGATGATGATCCCTGACTGCCGATTGGCAATAGCCGAGATGGTTGTCGCGCCTGCCGTCATGGCAATGCGTACGGGGTCCTTCAGATACACGGTGACTGCCGTGGTGCCTGCTGCGTGGCCTTTAACCCGGTACAGCGTGCCCTCCCCGGTATCGTCATTCGCCCAGATGTAGCCGTCCTTGTAGGCTTCGGCAGTTACCGCCCCACCGAATGTGACGGAAAGGCTGGTAGCTCCGACAACCGCCGAAGCCGCGAGAGTTTCGTCGTTGGCGTTGGCACTGGGGGCTACGCTGGTGTTCAGATTTCCGACTGCAAGGGAGGCCGCCCCTGCCCGTGCGTAGGCGAAATATCGTCCGCTTCCGTCCATATTGGGCCAAATGGTATCAAGTTCTTCCATCCGTGCCGCCGACTGTTTGTAAATGCTCTGCAAAAATGCTGCGTTCTTCATGATTCATACCTCCTAAAGGTAGTTTTGTAAGGGGGCCGGAAAGCGAACCCTCCGGCCCGTGTAAAGTTTCTTATTCTTAGCTGAGTCCGCTCTGACCGGCGTGCGCCTTCCGGTTTGTGACGACCTGGTTGCCGTCCCAATAGATCTTCATGGTTTTGCCAGCCACGCCTCCCGGTGTATTGTCCAGGGCGCCCCACGAGGTCCTGACAAAGTAGCCGTCGCTATGGATCGCCCACCCGTAATGTTTCTTGTTCAGGGCGAAGAGATAACCGCTGGGAACGTAATCATCCGCGGACAGGGTCATGCCCTCGAAGACCAGGTTAGTGAAACCGGCTTTCGTGACGTCCTTGTTCTCGGTGAATCGCTGCTGAACCTGGAGGATTCCGGAGATGATGTTGAACAAGGTTTCCGTGGTGACGCCTACATCGGGTTTGCCGTTGGCGCCGTCAGAGATCTTGGCCGAAGATCGAAGGGTGCGAATGACCGCCAGGCCGATCGCTCCCGCGGAGGTGGTATTGACTGCCTTCCAGGGCTTGGTACCGTCGCTCGCTGCCAGATCGTCTTCGGCAATACTACCGTAGGCGATACTGGAAGATCCGAAGCAACACTTCACAAGACCGGTAATGCTCTTGTCGGTGTCGGTATTGTTCCCGTAGATGGCCGACGCGATCTTCTTCCTGCACGTCTTTTGTGCGCCCGCGATCTTGGTTGTCACAAGCTGCACTTCCGCATACTCTCCAGAACATTCCTGCTCGTCGGCGCGATAGATCGTCGCATTGCCGTAGGCATGCTTGGGATAGAAGTAGGCCGCGTTAATGGTTTCCTTCGAGTCGGACGAAAGCGCCTCGCCTCTGCTGTAGAATCCACCCTCTTCGCCGTCGTATTCCAGGGGAATGCGATAGGTGCGGCCTCCGGACGGACGCTCCCAGACGCCCATCTTCTGGTTCATGAACATGTACATCAGGAAACTGTCGGTGAAGTAGATGTCCTGTGCCTTTTTGTTGTCAGCGATGAAGTAATCATCGGTGATCGCCTGCATTTCTGTAAATGTAAGAGCCATCGCTCAAACCTCCTTTTTAAGTCTAAGAAGGACTACCCGCCCGCCGATGCTTGCCGCAGCCTTTGGAGCCTGCTTGTAATAGCGGAGACGAGACCTCCGTGTGCTTTTGTGTCTTTTAACTCGTCCGGGGCGCTCTTGACCTTGCTCCCCGCTCCTTCGCTTAAAACCGTTGCATTCCTCTTGGCCTGAAAGTTCTTGATGACCTTTTCCTCGGCCTCTTTGGATGCCTTAGCCACGGCTGCCTGGAATCGCTTCTCTTCCGTGAGTTCTTTGTGAGCCGATATGGCGTCCAAATGTCTCGGACTGGCACCCATGTGCCGCTTGATTTCTCCCGACTTCCATAGGTCTGTAAAATCAGGGTTATCTTCCGCATACTTCTTGAACGTCTGAGAAATTGTTGCCGCTTTCGAGGCTGCGGCCCTTTCCTGTCGTATAGACAGCATGGTCTCGTGCTTCAGTTGAGCCATACGATTCGCCTCATAGCCGACCGGATCATCCTCGAACCATTCCAACAGATCCTCTTTGGACATCTTCGAAATGTCTTTGTAAGAAGGCTCCAGAGTAGGAGCAGCCTTGCTGACTTCCTGACGTATAGGAGGAGCTATTGATTCAAGTTTCGCCTTTGCTACTGCCGCCTCGGTCCTGGCGTCGTCGCGCTCTTTCATCATCCGTTGCCAATCAGGATGTTGGTCGAAGCGCATACTCTGTGCACCTCCGGCGCCATTTTCGTCGCCGATTTCTCCCGCCTTGTCTCCTACCTCACCGGCGGTTGCTGATCCTGATGGTCCTTTGCCTGAATCGTCGTCAACAGTGCTGACGGGGTTCACAGTCACATCAGATCTTTGGAACGAAGCATCGGCGATTGACGAGATCCCCGCATCCTGCACGGATGTTGCGTTAGCGTCTGCATTCTGCCCATTTTCTAAATCCATCTTGATTTTCTCCTTTACGAAAATAAAAAAGCCCCGCCGTTCAGAGAACCATTCTCCGAATCAGTGGGGCCGTTAGCGCGACTGACTTATTCCGCTATGCGTCTTGCGAGGGATAGCGAAACGGTATGTGACTATTTATCTTCTACAAGTTCCTCCAATAACTTCACGATCATCTTGAATCCTCGGATCAATGCCCGACAGATTTGTTTTGTATCTTCGCTCAAATCCTAACCTCGATCGATTTCCTGTCTCGATGTCTCTTAAATGCCTCGTCGCCCAGCTTCCTGACGTCTGGTTCTTGCGGCTTATGCCATGTCGGAGGGGCACCCTTCACGTTCTCGAAGTATCTAAGGCCTTTACGGTTCATGTACTCTTTCACTGACGCCCGGTCCGGATTCGTGGCCAGCTTTCTCTCAAGCTGATCTCTCGACTTCAAAGCGACTTCTCGATCAATCAGGGCCGCGGCGGACTCCCTCACCCACTTGGCATCTTGGTTGCCCAGGTAGACGCCTGCCAGGGTGATGATTCGTTTGGCCTTGCCGCCGCACTTGGGGCACTTCGCAACAGCCTGATCGCTTTCGCACATGGTTTCGTGGACGTGATGGCAGCGCCGGCATTCAAAGTCTGCTAAGATCATTCTCCTGGCCCCTTTTTCTGCTGACTGTTGAACCCGGCAAACTTCTGATCTTTCTCCTTCTTCGGGGTCATCGTGCCGAGGTCGATCTTCATGATCTGGAATTCAACGGACTGATTCCTGTTCTTGTCCCATTGACATTGATCCTCGGACTTGCTCTCGATATCCCGAATGCTGATAGGATCGACCAGGATCGTTGCCGTGATCGGCTCCATATCCTTGAACGCATGGGGAGTAATCCCAAGGGCCTCCAACTCTGGAGATTCCAGGGTAAAGCGCAGGCAGTAGGGGCGTTCTTCGTAGGAGGGGCCAACAGTTGCATCCATTGTCTTGTTGCCGCCCTTCTTCTCGTTCTTCGGTTTTGGTCTCTTCAGGTCTATCAACATATCATCACCCCTGCGGCGGTATTGGCCGTTGTCCTGTTCCTGACGCGCTTGACAAAAGCTGCATGGCCTTCGCCAATAACATTTTAACCTGTTCCACTACTGGAGGTTGCCCTTGTTGCGTTGCAGGAGTTCCGCCACCTGTCGCCATTGCCGGTTGAGGGGGCCTTGCGGCCACAGGTTGCGTAGGCGCCTGGCCTCCCGTGCCGGGTGGTGGTCTTCTCATTCCTTGTAATCTTGACGCCCTTGCTGCCATAACAGGATCTATAGCCATTTCAAACCTCCTCGTTGTCACTTTTAATGCCGCGTACATTGAACCCCGGCTTGTTGTTCTGCGCTGAAACCATGTCCAGCCCCATCTTAACACCGCGTTCATGTTGTCCTGCGGCTTCTCTCTCGATATCATTGACCACCTTCGCCCGTTCCATGGATAGGTGTTCTTCGTCGAACTTCATTCCCGCCATCTTGACTTCCTGAGTGACCCGTTCAGTCATTATCTTTTCCGTGATCAGTTCTCTTTCGGCGATGATCTTCTCCGCTTCGGCCATGGCCTTCTGGATCTCTGCTTCCACTTTCTTGAATTCTGCATCTTTGGCCGGATCTGCTTGATCCTGTCCTTGCATTTCCGCCATTACCTGTTGACTGTACTGCGTGAAAGAGGGAAAATTCCCCTTTTTGACTTCCGCTGCCAACTTCTTCGGATCTGCCTCGGCTATCGCCTTTACATACGCAAGAAATGGTTGCGGAACGCCAACTGACGTCAGCTTGTTGAGTAGGGCGCCCATTGGACCGGCCTGCGTTCGCTTGATCACTTCGTCTCTGTTGCTGTAATCCAACCTTTCAAGCAATTCAGCCTGGTCGATGAATTTCATTTTAGCGAGGGCAATAGCTTCCTCCCTCTGCTGTACTCTCGATATGGGCATGGTAGAGCCCGAGACTACGGTTAACTTGGCCGGCATGATCAAACTTGAACCATTGATCATCTTCGCGGATGTCTTCCCATCTGCATCCCTGTACGTGATCCAGCGGTCTTCCGTGTAGAAGTTCATGACATGAGACAGGAACATCCGGCCTCGCTCTCTAATTAACCTGGAATAGGCTCGGATTTTACCACGGTGCATCGTTGCCGCTCTCTCTATCAAAGCGGCAATGGCCTTATACGATATAACATCTTTGCCCTTACTTTGAGCCGAATCCAGATCGAACGTCCCGGAAACCAAAAAGAACAACTCCTTAAACATCGCCACGGTCTTCTCGTAGTCGATCGAAGACGCCGGAGTTTCCAGCCACCTGATTCCTTGGCTGGTCATGTTTGATGTCGGGTTGATGATACTAACATAGTTGGTAAAATGGTCGTTAGGCACACCTGTATCCAAAGGATTGATCAGCTTCTTTCGTGCGCTGCGGTCCTTCTCCAGAATAAACTGCGAGAGTGCCTTGTCGATTTCCATGTTAAGCTGTTCAAGCTGCTCAAAGTCGGATAGACCCCAGGCACTTGATGTGTCTTTCACGGAATTGACAATTGTGAACGGATATTTGTCGTACAGGTATGTTTGCCTTGTCAGCTCGGGATCGATATAGGGGTTGATGTTCGGGTTGTCTCGGTCTTCCAGGACCACGCCGCCTGAACAAAACGTAATACATCGTATTTGCCCGGTGTATTTCGGAGCGGATATCTTGATCACTTCGCCCGATTCGTTGACGTCCTTAGTCTCCACCATCGATTTATCACGAACATACATCTCGCACAGCAAAGTGTCTTCGTCGTCCTCTTCGCTGCCGGACCCAGACATGAAATTGAATAATTCCTTCACCGCAGTTGCAATAGATACCAGGGTTGAACCCTGTTTTCCGCTTGGATTGTTGATCTCTTGCCGGTCAGTGTCGTACAACTCCTTCAACATTTCCTTGTCGGGCTTGATTTTGTCGGCCTTGTCCGGGTACTTCTCCCGCAACTTGCGTACCGATTCCGCATAGAAATGAGCAACAGCATCTTGTTTGTGTAGATTACGTGATTCCGCCATATTGACGGGATACCATCCAAAATGGAAAGGGTCGATGGTCATTGCCTCGACATCACCCAACCCATATTCGAGTTCTTCGCTGAATGTCACCTTCTCAATCGCAGGCCCGTACTGTTCGCCATTTAGACATGAGCTTTCAAGAACGTCTTGCTGCTCCGTCTCATTCCACCAATGTTCAGTTGCCCTTTGGAGATCCATGACGCCGCTTTTCATGTTCTCGTCAAGTTGTCCGCCAGCAGCGATATTGAACGTGGGGTTATTGTCCGTCATGATGTTGACCGTACGCTGGATATGGGTAAAAAGTAGATTAGCTGTGGCCAAGGGTACGCCTTGCGGGCTCTGCGCTTTCCAATGCTGGTTGCGGCGGAGCTGGTAGTTTCGGTACCATCGGTCGTGCAGTCCCAAGCGTACCTTATTGCCGATAATCTTGGCCAGAATAGCCATACAGACGGTCCCGACTTTGGGATCGCCCTCTGGGGGTACGAGACTATACGGCTTGGTTTCAGCTTTATCGGCCATTTACTTTGCCCTATGCGCCATCTTTTGGTGACGCTTCATGTTGAGCTCGTTCTCGAATCCTTTTCCGCACTCCGGACAGGGGGTTTCCGCTTTCCCTTCGCCGGGCTGATCATCTTCCGGTTCCCTCTGCTCTTCTTCGGCTTTGCCATTGCCGCTCTCCTGTTTGATGGTTTCCCTTGCAATACGCTCCGCGTCTTCGTCGGATACCTGGATCATCCTGTCCGCTATACTATCCCTGCCTACTTCCGTGTTTGCCCTTGGGTCGATGTATGCCTGACCGCCATCCCGCGGGAGTACGACAATGCCCTCATCTGTAAGCACCTGGTTGTCTGCGACCATGGGCCGGTGCATGCGACCATAGGGGCAGCGGAAGTTTTCCCAATCAAGTGAGGCATCGAAGGGGGGCGGCATTCCGTGGACGGGGTCCAAGGTGGTAAACATGGCGCCGCTCATAGGATAGCGGAGATCCCGAAGGTGGGTGTCGCCGATTTCCTCGGCGCATATCTGGCAAATTACTTTCACGCATCCTCCTTCAATGGTAAAAATATCCTTGCGATCTGTCTTTTAAGGATTTCGTCTCTTACTATCTCGTACTTGTCCCGGAAATACCCTCCATCCAACCACATGCCACAACCAGGCTCCCGTGTTTGCTCGTCCTTGGTCACATCCCTAAAGCAATGTACATGATCGAAATTAATCATTTCTTCGCGCCCGCTGCCGTTCCGCGTAAGCTCCAAGAAACCCTTGCTCATTTGTCCTCCACTGTTGACACGTTCTGGGGCCTGCCGTGCATCGGCTCGTAATAGACATCTTCCTCAATCCCTGCCTTGCCTGCCGATTTCGGCGTAACGATCGCCTCCATGGGTTTGCCTGCCGTCATTCTGCCAAGTCGAAAGCCAATCAGGATCATGAACAGGGTCCAGACAACTGCCAAAAACAGGGACACCACAGAGAAGATAATGAAATCTCCCATCAGTTTTGCCCTCCCATTTTCAGGACATTAGGCGGCATGGTTCGCGCCATAACCAAGCCGGAAACATTCTCCCGGTATGCATCCAGAATGCCCTGATCCTTACAGAAATAACTGAAACCAGGATTAACGTTCATGCTGTCCGGATCTCCGACGATCTTGCTGATAAGGATCTGGACTTGCCCGTTTCCCGCCGGTTGGATGATCATGAGCCGCGGGTTCTTTAGGAGATTGCCCATTTGCAGTTCTCCGATCAGCATCATCTGGTCCACTCTTACGATCTGAATTACGCTCTCACCTGCCATCAAGGTCACTGTACGCTCCTTCCCTCTGTTGATGATTCCAAAATGATTGATCTTTCACGGCCATGATCGCCGCATACTGTTCAAAGCTGTCATGCTTTGGCTTTTCTAGGCTGTCGATCCGGATATCGGACTGGAGCAATGCCGGCCTGTCTTCCCTCATTGCGATCGGCCTGGCCATGAAAATCAGGGCCGCCTCGTCGTAAATATGATCTTCGCAACTCGTATCGACATCCTCGATGTCGATCTCGTCCATGGTGATGTAGGGGATGGTCCGAATAAACTGGAGGCAATTCTCGTAGACCTGTAGCATAGGTATGCCGATCTTCTTACCGTTCTCGTCCATCGGGACAGCCAAGCGCTCCCGAAACTGCCTGATTTTCAGCTTACGGTTGGGATCTCCCGGGATCATGTAGATTTGCTTGCCGGAGAACACTTCCGCCGTGCTTGGACCCTGGCCACCGCCCTTATAATCGGGCTTCTTACTGAAACAATCCGGGTTCGTGATGCGGATTATCGGCCTGCCCCATATCCCCATGGCCTTTTCCCTGGCGATAATTCCGTCAGCTATCTGTGAGTCGGAAAGCCTTAATCCTACGTCGGGCTGCTTGCCGTCCCAGCCATACCACTCGGCAAAGCGGTAGACGCGGCCGTACAGATCCACCCACCACCACCCCCAGGAGAACGGCGCACCGAATCCCCAATCGAAGGTTGAGTATATCTGTGCGTTCTGAGGGATAGGCATGGGTTTAATGACGTGATCCGTCCGGGTGAAACTGAAGGCCTGGCCGACGAAGATCTCCCAATTACCGTCAAGCCATGCCGCCCTAAGCGCAGGATCTTTGATGGACATGAGGCGACGGACATACATGGGGTCGTTGAGGGCAAGGGCGGGATTATCGGCTAACGATGATTCGATGAAGATGGAGGTTTCCCCGGTGTCGGGATCTCGCATGATCGTCCCGGGCGGGGCGGGGTCGATGAACGTGGACTTGATTGTTGCCGCGCCGGCGCCACCCGGATTCCCTGTGAGGAACATATGGCAGGGTACGCCATAGGCAGAACGCAAACAGCCCTTGAGTTTATCAAGAGCTCTGGCTATGAAGGGAAGGTTTGGGGCCTCATCAATTCCGATTTCCGTATACTGGTGGCCCTGGTAATCGTCTAATAGCTCGGGGCGTGTGACGGCGCATAGCTTGAACTGGCATGAACCGCCAAACCGGACCGTGTTGGTCTGGTTGTCTCCGCCGATCCTCTCCGCCGGCAATCCTTCGGCGATCAGCTTATCTATTCTGAGTCTGATTTCAGCAAGGTCCTTGTATTTCTTCCGGATAACGAGCCCGTTCCAGTTGTTACCGTGCTTCTCGACGCCGCGGATCTGGCGACCGATCAGGCAATCAGACTTCCCACCGCCGCGCTTGCCGCCGTAGAAGATGATATCCGCCGGGCATGTTGCCGCGGCTGCCTGTGGTCCTGGTTGTGGAGCCCAAATACTACCCATCTTTGTTCTCCCTTGCTTCCTTGGCTGCCTTAACCCAGGCTTCCCACTCTTCCAGGTTCTTCGGTTCGGGAGGGAAATTGGTTATTTGCATTTCTACCGGTCCGCCGCCTGGTCCTGTCATCACGTTCTTGTTGGTCTTAACCCCATGCAAATCAAAGGCTTCCTTTATCGCTGACAGCTTGTCGTAAAGCTCAAATTCGGTTGTGGTCTCAATAATCGCCGGACCATCGCCATTAGGAATGCATCGCTTTTTGGTCTTGATTTTCTTGATGGCTTTTGTTTTTTTTTTAATTCCTCAAGGTTGAGCATGGTGGCGTTGCCGTCATCATCCACGCTGAAGAAGTCCTTGAGATCAGAAAACGCCATAATAGATAGTTCTTTCGACAGCTTGCAGACAGTAAGTCCCGCCTTGTTGAGGATCCTTGCGGTCTCGGTTTCGACCTTCTTGATCAGCTCTAAATTTTCTTCAAGAGTTAGTAATGACATGGGTGCATGATTTCACATATTAATCGGCTTGGGTAGATGGCAAAGGGATGGCAAAGGGATGGCAAAGGGATGGCAATTCCTTTTCTTCGGCCTTTTCTGCCTGCATTATTTTCAAACTCAGCACCTCGCTTTTAATGAGAAATGGCCTCCCCGCGGAGTCATGACGCAAGTTAATCGCTCCCTGTTTTTTCCATCTGGCCACCGTCCTCCATGCCGTAGCTCTGTTAGACCTAAGAAAACCCAATGCAAACAAATAGTTAATGATCTCCTTGCGTCCAACATGCCATTCCTCGGTCATTCCTCACCCCTTTCCCTTGCTTGTCTTCTCCCTGGCCTCTTCCTGTAATTTCAACAGCTTGTGATAGTGTTCGCATTCTTCCAAGGGCGTGACCTTGGATTCTCATTCGTCGTTCCCCCTTTCTTGACTGCCGCCTTCCCTGCTTCCTCCCCCGATCGTAGTCCATCCGTTGTGATCGACCACACCTGCGGGATTGCCCAGGTCTTTCAGCTCGGTTGTTCCCTCGGCTGCCTTGTAGAGCGTATTACCGTCCAGGATCATTGTTGGCTGGCTGAAATCTCTCAGCGTCGTTCCTGGATGCGTCTGGTAGATAACTCTATCGCCTGCAAATACTGTCGCCGGTAATAAGATCATCAATAAAACCAGTAGCTTTTTCATGTGCGTGCTCCTTCCTGCTTTGGTGGATCAAAGTCTGAAAAGTTTATGTCCTCGTCCGCCTGCCCTCTTATCAGCTTGGCCAAATCCTCCGCTTCTTCCGGTACCTTTGCACAGTAGATGCAACCGCCTCCGTCCAGGTCTGCTTTTTGGATCTCTTTCCGGCAGCGAGGGCAGATAGCCCAGATGTTGGGAAGTCCGCTTCCCGTTCCGGCGGCGATTCCATTACCGTTTCCGCCGGATGATTTATTTTTCAGCGGGTAAACATCCTGCCAGGAGTTTCTTGTCGCTTGGTTCAAGACTTCGATAGGATCATGTCCGTGGGTAGCCTTTATTTTTTCCAGTTCAGCGAAGATGAGATTTATCGCATTATCGGTCAGAGGCTTCTTGATTTTCTTTCTCATCTCAACGAATGAGTTCCAGGCTTTTTTCATCTCTGGGGTTTCTGTAATCATTAATTCCTGTGACACTCTATTATTTACTTTTCTTTTATTTACTTTACTTTGCGGATTAATGTCATCATTAACGACGGTCGGGGGTAGTTGATCGGGATTAATGTTGTCGTTAATCCCACTAAGCGGGGTTTCTGTATGCAATAACTCGGGCCGAGCGGGAATAATGACTTTCCTTCTTGCGTATGCGTCGGCGATTGAATCGACAAAAGTTTGCATCCACAGCCTTTTCTCTTTCCATAAGTCAGGATCTAATATCTTCATGGAGATCAATTTTTCGATGATTGCCATCACAGTTTCTTCCTCGGTGCTCATTTTTGAGAGCAGGTATTCCCAATTTTCAACAGTCGAACAATCGTAACAATGCCCCTCGGTTTTGGCCAGGAGCTCCTGTATTTTATAGAACACGGCATAGCCATCATTATGGAAATGATTCTCCAAAATGAAAAGCACCTTTCCGTGGTCGCAATAATGAGGGAAATAGTCTACTTCTTGCTTTCGTGGCCGTGCCATTTTTTCCTCCTAAAAACTTGCCAATGCCTCTTCGATTTCTACGTTCACCCCAGGTGTTTCCCCGTACTTTTTATCGGCCACAACCTCACAAACCTGGCTGTCGTCCTTCCAGGCTACCCCGGTCAGCGCATCCTTGACACATCGGATTAACTTGTCCAGGTCCGGCTTGGATGTGTGATAGCTGGGCACGAAACGCTTTAACGTGGCCGCGTTCTTGCCGGTCCCGTAGTGCGATTTTGGGCGCGGCATGACGAATGCCAGCCTGATCTGGATTGCGGCCGGCGACAAACAGCACCCGGCCTCCTGGGCGCAATAGCTGATCATCGAGGCCCATGGTTTCTGTTTGTCCCTATTGTCCTGCATGGTTACGATCTTGTGGGCTGTTTTGTGGTAAAACGCCTTTGCACTTCCCTTGGCTACCGGTGTTCCTGGA